TTATATAGCCTTTTTAACAGGTTCAGAAACTTGGCACTTTTCTTCCCATGCTATTACTTCAGTTGTAAGATATCTTTTCATCGTACCACCATCCGAACCAAATGCAGGGGCAGGGAATGGAACACCCCATGGCGTTTTTTCCTGCCATCTATTTAATGTGCGTTTTGAAATATGAAACATTTCACACACGCTATTTGATGTTAGATATTTTTCCATCACGCCACCTTTACAAATTTAATTTCATATACAGATTTGAAATCTGGTACATCTGAGTTTTCAGGCATCAAAACCACTGAGTCACAACCATCTTCTATAAATGACATTCGCTCTTCATTTGAAGTGTCGATTGATAGGTGGGTAATGCGACCATTTTTCAAACCAACTAAAACAGGTTTTCTTTTCATCACATCCACCATAAATCTAAATTAATAATTACGAGCCCATTTATTAAAATCATCACTTCAAGCAACATTAGTAACCCTTCCATGTTTAGCCCTCAAAGTTATATCTGGTGAAGATAAATGCTCCTCAAATTCTTTTCCCAATTCGAAAGCTGCAGGGTTCCCATTTAAGCCATCAGTTACCAATACATAGTGATGTTTCTTTTTGATTCCACGGTCGCTAATGCGCGCCGTGAAACCTTTAAATTTTAGTTTTTTAACTTCATAGCCAAGCTTCTCTAACCAAATTTGAAAAGCTCTTAAGTTTTTGGTTTTAACTACTGTTTTCAATTTTTAGTTTCCCAAGGTATGTCAGTTTCCGCCATGAGATCTGATCGCCGTTGACTTACATAGCTTGTTAAACGTTCCTGAATTAATGGATCACATTCACTTATTTCATCTTCAAGTTTTGTAAGTTCAATCAAAGTTTTTGCTTCTTGAATCCTTACCATTAATGATGATTGCGATTTTTCTGGTGGGTTGAATTCAGCTAAACGTTTGTGAATAGCATCCATAGCTGGTTTGCGCTCTTCTTCAGTCCAGTGCAAGGTGTATTTATAAAGGGCGTTAGCTTCTTTAGGAGTTTTGACTATCTTTAAACGCTCTAATAACTCATCGAGAACAGATTGATAGGGATGCAATACAGGCGAACTAACATCTGTAATTAATGAGTCTTCTGAGGTGGTCAAATTTTCCTGAGAAACGATTGTGATAGGTTGGCTAAATTCTGCTAATTTGCTTTCCTTAGACATCGTAATTTCGAGCATTTGTTCAGATGTAAAACCTACTTTATCAACGTTCAACAAAGTGCTTTCAACTTCGTCTGCATTCGTACAAGCACGTAAACCATCCAAATAAAGTTGCAGTTCAGTTTCAATGGTGATGGCAGGATTTGATGCAATTACTTGAGGCGATTCTTGTTGAATAAGCTTTTTAGTATTTCTAGCTTTTTTAGGCTTTTCGCTGAAACCGTCTTTGATTTCAATTTCAGAGATCATGTTGCCAAAAGTTTTACCAAACGCCTGCAACTGTAATTTCGCATTTTCTTCATCTAATTGAGCAAATCCATTTGCAATGCTTAAACAAATATCGCCATGCTCAAAATCGTATTTAGTACGCAGAATACATGTAGGCATGACAATAAAGATTTCTTGTCCAGATTCTAGATCGTGCGGCTGAACGGGTTTAGTAAATTGAATATCTGCCAAAGTTACATATTCGCGCTTAATGCAGAATTCATGATCATTTGTAAAAAAAACGGTAGCAGGGAATTGATTTAGCTCATCAAAATCAAGTAATCCACCGATATGACGACATAAAACTGTTTTACCTGACTGCAAAGCAGAAATTGCTTCAACACCATTAAAAGTATGCATTATTTTTGTCCTTTTAAAGCTTTGATTAAGTAGGGATCTAATTCGGGTTGTTTGAGTAGCCAGTCGATATATGAATCTGGTAACTCATCAATGAGTTCACCTTTGTGTTTTCCGAAAGTAATACGTTTAGGGATACGAGCAATTTCAGACATTTGATAAAGTGAGTTAATGTCTTTAATTGCAAGCTTTTCAACGATTGCTTGTAAAACCACTCCAGTAAAATAAATATCCCAGCGAGCGTTATGTGCATTTCGTAAATGTTTACGTGCTTTTTCTAAATCAGCACTCATAACGTGGTAATACATAGCTGTAAGGTTATGAGTTTCTAATTCATCCCAAACCATTCGAGCCAAAGCCAATGTACAAATACCTTTAACACTAATTGATGGATCACAAAGCTTGGTTGCTTTAATGTCGTAATCAATATTGTGGCCAATCAAGTACTCTGTATTCTCTGGTAAGCGAAATACTTCAAAACTTGGTTTTCCTGTGATATCAATTTCCAAAATATGGTGAGTGGCCATGGAACCTAATTCGATAGGCTCAGGGCAAGAAAAGTATTCATCAAAAGCTAATTTTTGATAAATTTCCAACACTCCCTGCTCAAATGAGCAGGGTACATATGCAATTTCAATTGGATAGCCATTTAAGCTATTGGTTTCAGTATCTAAAATTAATGCGCTCATGCAGACATACTCGTTTTAGCCATTTGATCGATTTCAGCTTTAACGGCTTCCAGTTTGCTTGCTTCAATTTGGGTGAGTGCATCTAAACCAAAATGCTCACAGATATCTTTAATATCTAAACCACGTTCAGATATAAATGTTTGAAGCTCATCGCGCTGTGTATCTGAAATGATTGAAGGTAAAACTTCCAACTCCAGCCATTTTTTCTTTTCTTTGTTGTAGGTTAGGCCTATTTGATACGCAAAATGCTTCATACATTCCCACATATCTTTAAAGTATGGATGTTGCTGGTCCAAACCCTCTAAAAGCACATTAAATTCAGAAGGGTACTGAGCCTCGCTACAAGATTTCTGCCATTGCTCCCATTCCATTTGAAGCTTCATGGTTTGTTGTTGTTCAGGTGTTAAGGTATTTAGATGATCTTTAGTCGCTTGAATAAGATTAGCCATAAATTGAGAATTTTCAGGTTTACGTAAATCAGGAACAATTACATTCCCCAAATTCCCCGAATCCTTTGTATGAAAGCCTTCACCACCTTTGAACTTAAGAACTCTATTGGAATTACCACGGCTATCTGTTTCCTCTGCCAAGTAAGCCATAGCATCAGCAAGGCGATAAATTTCCTGACGGTTTTTACCACCTAAATCGGGACGTACAAGAGTTAAAGTGTCGTTTTTATCCTCTGTTGCATGGGCAATAAAAATTACATCTTTGCCAAAACCAATAAGCTTATTTACAAATAAACTAAACATGTTATTTGCTACACCCTGAACATTTAGCTTTAACGAACCATCGCTTTTAGTGTTTTTATTGTTATTTGCAAGATGTGATTTAATTAAATCAAGTACACGACCTATGGTGTCAAATACCACTGTATTGTATGGTGCTAAATCAGCCTCAGTAATATTTGCAATATCCATCCAGCTTTCAGCTACGACAACATCACCGCGTCGATTTGCACCAGTACGATAAGCACCTTTATCTGCGTCAATAACTAAAGGTTTATTTGCAGTCATACCAAGTGTTGTTTTGTACATACCAGGATCACCATAGAAGTAAACCTTGATTGCATTTACTACTATAGGTTGAGCGGGTGTAATAATATTTAGAGCCATGGTGTTAACCCCTTAATTATATTTCGTATTGTTATAAGCAATACGTTGATTTGGAGAATAGGGAGTGCGCTTAAAGCAAGGTTGGTTGAATAATTCAGCTTTAGCTTTACGCTTTTGGAATTTGCGCTCACGTTCAAAGTTTTCTCGAATCCACGGCTTTGTTGCATGTGTTTCTTCTGAAACGAGAACCAAAACACCAGACCGATTAATCCAGTAAACATCATTGCCTTTTTGCACATAGACAGAGTGACCAAGGCGCATACGGAATTGACCATTTTCACTACTTTGGAATTCAGCGAATTTTTGTGTAGGAGTATTCATTAGACAGCCTCCACCAAACGGTTACGCTCGATATAGCCGATAATCAATTGATTGATATTTCGGTGATCGTTGTAGTCGGTGAAATCATTCCATTCTTGACCATTTACGTCTGTGATTTTTTCAATTGCCAAGTTTGTAATATCAACTGCAGTAAATTCCGAACCAGGTACACCGTAGCTATCAGGATGAGATTCAAAATCAAAACTAACTTTAAGTAAGAAGCTATCAATTTTGACAATTGCCTTACCTGAAGTTTCAGAAGTCAGTTTTAAAGCATCAACGGTGTAAGTTGATGGAGTGATATTAGGTACTGTTACTGGTGGTTTATATTCAGTGTCTTTCTGGTCATATGTAAGACCGATGGCACCTACTGTGAATAAACCGCTGATTGCAGCGACTTTGATAAAACTCATAGGCTGTACACGATGTGTAACGATGGGATTGATTGAATGCGGTTTTGTGTTCATAATTCACCTGTTGTATTGGGAAAGCACACTGGTTTCGAGGTCGGTGTGCTTTTTTATTAGTTGGTGAGATTTAGTTTAGTAAACGAAACAAATATAGTCAATAGTTTATTTTACTTTAGTAAACAAAATTTATTTTAATAAACATTTATGCTTTAATAGACAAAAGAAAACCCACGCAGGGTGGGTTAGATGGAGTTTGTTATGAGTGATAAAAAACAAAATTACGGGATAATTCCAGCAGGAACAAAAGTTTCAATTTTTGGCTGTGGATTCACCCTAAAGTATGATGCTGAAGTTCTAGAATCACAGAATGCGGTCAATGATGAAATCGCAAAACGACACACCTATGAAAGTAACGGTAATCTAATTCTCAGCGAGAGTCTTAAAAATATACTGGATTCAAAGCATCCATAATGCGATTGTCTATATATAGTGATGCAAAGTCATTAATATCAATCTTTATCACCAACAAAGGCGAGCCTTGTTTAAAACAAGTTTCTAACCTATCTCTAATTGGCCCAGCCAGTGATGTGGAACTAATAATATACTGAGATGGTGTTGTTCGTATAAAGTTCTTGGATATAGTGTTGATAACTTTTTCAAGATCATTACAATTTTCAAGATCATCAGAATTAAATGTAATTGAATACGCTGCCATTTTTTCTCCACCCGATCAAAGTCCTGCGTCGGGTTCGCAGTAAGTTATTTTATAGGTGTGTATCTAATTAGATTTATAATGGTTTTGAGATAAGCATTATGGTTAGTAAAAACAGCTCTACCACTATCATTAACGCTGTAAGATTTATGATACTGTTCTTGATATTCTTTTACAGCTCTGTCAAAGCCAATACCTTTAATTCGATCAAACCAAGTCCTGTAAATATAGCGGCTTCGCAATTTCAACAAATCCGATTTACTCACAGGATTACTGAAAATCCTGTCGCCTTCAGCATGCAACTGAGCCATCAAAGCATCATGCAACGGACTGGAGATTTCTATAAATTCTTTTCTTCTGGCGATATAAAGGTTGGTTTTGAATCCAATGAAAGCACCAAGAATAAAAGTAATTATAGGGATGATAGTGCTGTATTCTTTAAGAAAATCTATGAAGTCTATAAGGAATACCATTTTTTAATTAATCCTATTATATCTTTAATTGCAGGCTTCTTTTTAACACTTCGACTCTCAAAAGATGTTCCATACTGTGACTATTACAGCAAAGAGCGTCGAAGAGAGAGGGGTGAAATTGATTAGGGTTATTTATACCTCAGAATACTTCTCCAAAAACTCATCAATCCAGCCTTGTGCTACTTCAAGATTTGTTATGTCAGTTAGCTTTAGGCTGGTTTCTTCTGCTTCATTAAAGCCCTCAATAATGGCCTCAAAGATATTTGCCTCATTAATGACCTCATTTGCAATTTCAGCAGGATCATAGCTTTGCTTGGCCTTTTTAAGTGATGCTATTTGTTTATCAATTCCTGCGCCAATTTTAGCTAATGCCAATTTAAATTCTTGACGATTGATTGTTAGTGCAGTTTTGGATTTATTAAGTGTTGCGATCATAATATTCTCATTTATTTAATAGATTTTAATTAATCAGTTCGCCAAAGTTGGCGAACCATTCAGTAGACCGCGTTAGGTTCGCAGCTTTAAACTTCACGATTGTGTCGAACAACTACACCTATAATTGAAATGTCTATTTGCAATGAATTTAGCGTTGGAAAATCTGGGTTTAAAGGAACTAACTCAATAATATCAACACCAAACTCATTAACCCCAATCACTCTATACTTTTTGAAGGTGGTTCTTGCTATGCCGTGCTGAACTTCTTGAGCAATAACAAGTGATCCTGGTCTTGCTTCTAATGATCCATCAACAACCAATTCGTCACCTGGCATAAAGGTTGGCGACATACTTAAGCCTTCGACCTTCAAGGAAAAAATACATTCAGGTTTTGCCCCCATATATGTAGTCCATGATGAACCAATAGGATTGATTCCATCATAACCAACATCATGAAATAGTCCTGCTTGCACGTAATCCAGCAATGGTATCTCTCTCAAAGGCGTGCTAATAAATGAAACATTACTCTCATGTTCTATTTTATTTGAAATACCTTGCTTGCTTTCTTTCCCTGTCAAAATCCAATCTGGTGTAGCTTTAAGCAATCTCGCTAGAGATAAAAGTCTTTCACCTGAAGGCGTGTTTACTCCACTTAACCAATGAGAAACAGCACCCTTACTTGCACCAGTGGCACTAACCAAATCTTTATGCTTCAAGCCTAATTCAGACATTTTTTCTTGAATTCTATCTGCAACACTGCTCATAAGTTTATAGTCCTATATCTTGTTTAAAATAATAAACACCTATATTGACTTTGTCATAAACATATAGTTTACTTATATAAACAATATTGTTCAGAGTAATAAAGTGAATATTGATGATTTAAAAGCCTTTTATGAGGCAAAAAGTGATGCTGATTTATCAAAAAAATTAAACAGACCCCGCTGTACTATTTTTTTCTGGAAAAAAAATGGCATTCCACCCCGCACGCAAGCCACATTTGAAGTTCTCACCAAAGGAGAACTTAAAGCTGATTTGCAAGCACTAAGTTCATAGGAGCAATCATGAGCCTCGAAAAAGAAGATCTTCGAACAAAACACGATCCTGAAATTATGGACAAGCTCCGTGATATTTCTGCGTATTACGGTATGGAGATGAGTAGACAAGCTTCGATCCTTTTTGAAAAAGCCATTGTAGGTGAATGGCATATTGTCAATTTAGGGCTTGAGCGAATCAAAAGAAATGAGCGGATGCGGGAGATTGTGGTCGGTGATGGGAGTGATGGGGAAAGCTCGGTCAAATACCCATTGCAGATTTTAGACAATAAAAAAGCCTGATGGTCTAGATCAGGCTTCTCGTAATTCACCGCGTATTCAATAACATTAAACGACTAATGGAGTATCGAATGAAACCAAATATACCAAAACATCCATGCGCTAACAAGTGCACAGAATTTAAAGACGAGCAGTGTAAGCATTGCTTGGTGCGGGAATTACCTAGCTCAAAAGAATGTGATGCTGATTTTCTACCTGGTGATGTTGTTGTGCTTACTTCTGCTGGAACAAAAGATGAATTGCTAGAGATCATCGAACATAAATATACGGATGATTTGTATAGAGTGAAAATTTTATCTTCTGGTGCATGTGGACCAATTTATAAAGATGAAATTCGCCCAGCAACAACAGCAGAAATCCAAGCCAACCGCCGTTTTACTGAAGCTGAACAAGCTTTAGCGGAGGTTTCATGAATAGTCGCTTCCAAACAATACCTGATCACAAGCAATCTCAGCAGATTCAATCATTTTATGAGCCAACATTAGAGCTATTAGAAAGCTTGCATGAGATTAAGAAAAATAATTTAAGAATGCGTGGTTACAACGAAGAAAATGCGGCAGTTACAAAAGAGGAGCTGTCACAAAAAATGGCATACCGATTCAAAATTACAATTTGGTTGGCCAGTCAAGTTATCACAAGCTTGATAAGAGCTGATCGGGTCATTTCTTTTGGTGGGTATGTAAAACCTAAAGGTGGTGCTAAATGAGATATTCGGCAAAACGAAAACAAGATGTTTCTGTCTCAAAAGCTCCAATTGAGGCGGTAATCCCTTTGCTTGAGCCGGTAAGGATTTATACAGCTATTGAGCTTGCAGCAATGCCTCTTTCGAGAATGAATGAAGCAATCGCAGCTCAGGAAGCTTATTACCTCATCGAGCATACAACGCAAATGGGGGGGCAAGCCATTGTTGTGCGCCGCTTGATGCAAGAGGGTGTGCATTTAATCCAGGTCAGAGAAAAATCAAGAATACGTTACAAGATCAACAACGAATTTGTCGAGCCTCGAATCATTCGTCAGCTGGAAAAACGTGGATTGGTGAAGTTGAGTGGGGGAAAGCATGAGTAAATTTGTACCTAACTCATTCCAGGTTCCCAACGCTTTTGTTGATGATGTGCTTGGTAAAATATCAGATGCTTCATGCAAGTTATATCTTGTTATTTGCCGTAAAACACGCGGATGGAATAAAGAAACCGATTCTATTTCTTTAAGTCAATTTGAAGAGATAACAGGTAAAAGTAGACCAACTGTAGTGAAGTGCCTTAATGAACTTATTCAGGCAGGTTTGGTCGTGGAACAACCTAGCACAATTCATGGAAATTCATTCAAATTGGGTGATGAAACTAGCGTCGGTTTTACGTTGAAATTTCCTAGTAAAAATATTTTACTAGCTAAAAATACAACCACACCTAGTAAAAAATCTTTACCACTGCTAGTAAAAAAATTTAACTATGCTAGTAAAAATATTTTACTACTGCTAGTAAAAATTTTTAACACACAAAGTATCACTATCAAAAACAACTCTCAAAGTAATAAAAAAATAAATAAAAAAAGTTCGATTGGTTCTGAAAAACCAAAACAACCTGAGCAAAATATTTTTGATGCTAAATCCATTGAATTACCAAATTCGATAGATCGTAACTTGTGGAATCAATTTGTTGACATGCGAACTGGAAATAAAAAACCACTCACTGAAAACGCCGTAAAACTCATTCTGAAAAAACTTGAATCATTCGGCTCACTGGCTAACCAATCCCTAGAAAACTCAATCATTGGGAATTATCAGGGAGTTTTCCAGCCGAAACAGCAATTCCAGTCAAATACTCCACATGCTAACAACCATCGCAATGTGAACGATGCATGGGCCAATCATCAGCAATCAGATGAACCATTTTACGGAACTGTTGATATTCCTGAGGGCTTCGTATGAACACAATGACAATGATTTCAAAAAAATTCCCGAAGTCTGAAATTGCATGTCTTGAGCATGGAGTGGCAAAAGTTCAAGTAGGTCCTGAATTAATTTGTCCAAAATGTGCGATAGCTCTGGTGAATTCCAATAATGCTAATCGACAAGATGAAGTGAACAAGGCAGTGTGCAAAAAACACATCGAAGGGGCAATGATTCCTGAACGACATGCTAAATCAACTCTGTCGAATTACTTGACCAAAACCCAAAGACAGGCTCATACCTTGCAAACCTGTGTGAATTACACCCAGCAAATTATTAAGAACTTGCGCGGTAATTTGATCATGGTTGGATCAACAGGTACCGGTAAAACACACCTTGCATGTGGTGTTGCTAAAACCCTCTTAAAAAACGGTTTGAAGGCTCGTTACATCACCAGTGAGGAAATTGCAAACCGAATCATGAAGGCTTGGGACCGCGACACCAAAGATCAATCTGAAGATTCTGTAATTTATGATCTCGCGCAGTATGAGTTGCTGATTGTTGATGAGTACGGTTTGCATGACCGCGATAAACGTACAGAGCTAGTGCACAAGGTTTTGACTGAGCGATATGACTTAAAAAAACCAACCATGTTGATTTCAAATTTTACACTTGAGCACCTGCAGAGAGATTTGGGTGATCGGTTGTGGTCGCGTTTTCAGCACGATGGTCTGACTTTAGTTGAGTGCAATTGGGGTGATCAACGGATGCAAGGGGAGCTGGTATGAGATACGGATCAGTATGTTCTGGTATTGAAGCGGCAACTGTAGCTTGGCACTCACTAGGTTGGAAACCAGCTTGGTTTGCAGAAATTGAAAAGTTCCCAAGCCAAGTTTTAGCACATCATTACCATGATGTTCCAAATCTTGGTGATATGACCACCATTGCTGAAAAAGTTAAAAACAAAGAAGTAGAAGCACCAGATATTTTGGTTGGTGGAACTCCATGCCAAGCATTTTCTGTAGCCGGGTTGAGAAACTCATTAGATGACGATCGAGGGCAATTAAGCCTTGAATTTGTGAGGATAGCCAATGAAATTGATTCAGCCAGACTTGTTCGAGGATATGAGCCAGTCATTGCCGTTTGGGAAAACGTCCCCGGTGTGCTCAACACAAAAGATAATGCTTTCGGCTGCTTTCTGGGAGCGTTGTCAGGTGAAGAGTGTGAGTTACAACCGCCAGGGGGAAGGTGGAAGAACGCTGGTTGTGTGTTTGGACCATCTCGACAAGTCGTTTGGAGAGTCCTTGATGCTCAACATTTCGGACTCGCCCAACGACGTAAACGAGTGTTTGTTATCGCAAGTGCTCGAACAGAATGTATCGCAGAAATACTTTTTGAGCGAAAAGGCATGTTTGGGGATATTAAGGAGAGCAAAGGCAAGAGGGAAAATACTGCCAGTTATAGTGGAACACACCTTAACAGAACAAGCGAAACGGTTAGCGGAAATTCAATAGTTCCGCCTTTGCTTGCATCTCATGGTCAAAAAATGTGGCTAGGTAATCAAGAAGCATTTTGTGGCGACTACTACATAAAGCATGCAATTGGTGTAGGTGGGTGCAATTCAAATGCTGCAGTTACAGAAGAAAAATCAGCAACTCTACTAAGTAGAAATGATCGAGGTTACGTACTTAATAGTTACGGTATCCAAGGAAATATTATTGGACGTTCAATCAAGGCAGGTGGTAATGGAATAGGTTTTAAAAAGGAAAAATCTCCAACACTTACTCAAATGGATCGTCATGGAGTTGTATGTTTTCAGCAAAATTCTAGAGATGAAGTAAGGTTAATTTCTGGACAAGGAAAAATAGCAGGAGCATTAACAGCAAGTTTAGGAATGAAACAAAGAAACTATGTTTTATGTGGGACTAAAAATGATTATTTGAGAGATTTGTCTTTCAATATCGCACCAACATTGCGTTCTGGTGGAAACGGTGGAGCGATACAACAAGCGATTTTCTACTTCATTCCGCCATATATTATTTATCTTGCACGTTACTTAACTGAGATTGAATGCGAACGTCTACAGGGTTTTTCGGACAATTACACAAACATTCCAAAAGCATCAGCGACCAATAGATATAAAGCATTGGGTAATTCAATGGCAGTCACTGTTATGGCGTGGCTGGGACAAAGAATAAGTTTGTATGTGAAGGGTGCACTATAAATGGAAAGCATCTCAATCGCTGAATATCAAAAGAAATACGCGGCTAAGGTAAAAAGAAAATTAAAGCGCTGTAATTCATTAAAAAAAGACCGTGTTGTAAGTGATGGTGAAGCAACATTAATTCAGCATTTGAGAGCTTACGGAATCGAATTTAAACAAGAGTATCAGTTCAATGAAAATCGAAAATGGAGAGCTGATTTTCATATAACTGGTACCAAGATTTTAATAGAAGTTGAAGGAGGTATTTGGAGTAATGGCAGACATACAAGGGGGAAAGGTTATATAGCGGATATGGAAAAGTATAACTCAGCCGCAGAGTTAGGTTATTCAGTGTTTAGGTATAGCACTGAACAGGTAAAAAGTGGCAAAGCGATTGAAGAAATTAGACGGTTAAAAGGGTGATTATATGAATGCAGCAGTTACGATTATGCAGTCAACAGACTGGAAAAAATTTAGTTTTGAGGATTGGTGTCGCCAATTAGGGGCTTGGATAAATGGCGATAATGAAACAATGGTCCGAATTGTAAAAACAATGCCAACAAAACGAATTACTCAAAAGCAGAAAGAAGCTTTACTAGCAATGTATATGAAAGATGAAAGTTTTATTGATCGTTTATGTGTTCAACGCAAAGGGGTTTGTTGCGAGTTAAATAGTAATGAAGCACGTGCAATTCATAAATTGTTTTTAGATTTTCAAATGATAGAAGATGAGGTAGTTCAGGATTGGTTATCATCTATTTGGTCACATTATGTTATGGGTAATTCTATTCGTGACATAGCAAAAAGCAATGAAACATATATCGCTCAAGTACAACAAGACATTAAATGCGGATTAGCTTTTATAAAATCACGATATCCACACTTTATAATTGAAAAATTTATTAAAGTTAAAAATCAAATTAAGGATATTGAATCCACTTGACTGAATATACAGGGTATGGCATATTTGTGATATCTTGGCGAATTTGTATAACACCGCCGTCTAAAACCTCGCATTGCGGGGTTTCTTTATATTTTAAATGAGTTTTCTTATAAAATATGAGCGATCCTAAAAGACACCATTTTGTACACGTTTCATATCAAAAAAGATTTCTTGCTACAGAAACGGAACTGTATGTTTTGACTAATGAGTATAATAAAAGCTTAAAATTAAAAACTCCATCTCAAATTTGTTATGAAATGCATTTACATACAGTGAACCTAGAGGGCACAAAATTTTTAGAAATTGAAAAGTTTTATAGCTCAATAGAAGGACAAATTTCAAAAGTTCTGAATTTTATTGATGAAGGGGAAAAAGAACATAACTCATTTTGGGCTGAAGCTATTAAAATACCTAATACTCAATTAATTTTAAAATTTTTTATTTCAATAATGTTTTGGAGAAACCCTTGTCAGGCTGAATTGGCAAAAAAATATTCGGAGAAACTACTTGAGCTTTATGATGCGGCTGATAATGAAGCTAGAATAATAATTGCTGATAGGAAAACTATAAAATATATTCAAAAGAATAGAAACAAACATGACTTGTTTAAAGTAATACAATTTTTATTGTTACCACTAATAACTTTTAAAATTTGGGACAAAAATGTATTAGTAAGTATTGCAAGAGTTGAAAATCATGGTGTCATAGTTACCTGTGACAACCCTGTTGTATTCAAAACTAATGTTGAAAATTTATTTAATTTTCAAGATTTTTATATTCCGCTTGATAAATATAGCTTTTTAACAAGTGCAACTTTTGAAGAAGGATTTGTCAGGGCTGTAGATGTTAATTTGGATATTGCTAGGAATTCAAAAAAGTATGTTATGGGGGCTTCACAAGAAATGATGAACTATATAAAAGAACGTTTTTAATTTTTTGGCATTGGCGTGTTTAAGTGTAGTATTTCTTAAAATTAAATAACCTCAGTCACTTCTGATGGGTTTTAATATCGAAAGCAACTCATAGCTTATAATAGAATCGAGAAACTCTTTAGGTAAAATTAATATGAATTCTCTTTTTTTAATTTAGTTGATTGTATTTAATAAAGAATATGTATATAAATGTATTTATTGATAAAATATTGAGATTATACATGTCTATTATGCCAGCCTCGGAAGCTACTAAAATTTCGAATGGAATTCCAATTGTAACTATTGAAGAGTATAAAATAGAAATTGAAAAAGAAATAAAAAGTGCTGCTGAAAGAGGGAGTAAATTTACAAACCTTCATATAGATATAAAAACAAACTTAGGAGATGTTCAAGCCTTGGCTGTTGAATTTCAACAAGCAGGTTATAGAGCAAGCATTAGTCATACCCCATCAGGTAGGAACTATCTATTTTCAGTTGAATGGGATTAACTCTAAAATAGAAATATTACCTCCTCCAGGAGGTTTTTTATTGGACGTTATTTATGGAAATTAACCAATACACAAGCCTTACTAAAAAGCAGCCACTAAAGACAAAACCAAGAACAAAACCGCTGCCAAAAGCAACTCAGAAATATTTAGAAGCAGAAGAAACCTTATTTCAAGAATTAGAAGAAAGCCTAGTAGGCTACCGCAGAAAATTTCAGTTTGAATCAACTAGAAATTGGCGATTTGATTTTTATATTGTGAGGTTGAACCTTCTTATTGAAATTGTGGGTAGTCCTTGGTCAGTTGGTCGTGGTGGTAAGAAAATAGCAAATGCTTTCAGTAAATATGATTTAGCTGAAGATATGAGTTACAAAATTGAGCGGTATCATCCTGATTCTATTCTTTCAGGTCATGTGATTGATTGGATTAAATGTCAATTGGAGAGATTAGAAAATGGAACAGATCAGACCATTTCCACCGACTGATTTTATTGATCAAGCAGAGGAAGTAGAAGCGATTCGCTTGGCACCTGCAGCAGATTTAAAAGAATGGGTGATTAAAAACTTCTTAACGATTGGTGGCACATTACATAACCCAGACCATAATCACATAGCAGAGCTATTACACGACGATGAAACATTCTTAGCATTCGCTTGGGCTTCATCTGCCGCCGTTGCTAAAAAAAGAATGGTATTAGGACAATGTGAAAAGGTCATGTTTAACCAGGGCGGATGGCGAAAAGCAAGACAAGAACAACAAATGCGCGACTGGTTTGGGTTTGTTCCTGTTTATCTAATTACAGTCGATGCAAGCTTTTGTGAACGTGCGAACGATCGTGAATTCTGTGCTTTGATTGAGCATGAGCTTTACCATATCGGTGTAGAACGTGATGAGGATGGGGAGATCCTCTATAGCGATCATACAGGCTTACCAAAACATTATTTAGCTGGCCATGATGTAGAAGAATTTATAGGGGTGGTTAAACGGTGGGGAGCAAGCGAGAACATCAAGCGAATGGTAGAAGTCGCAAATAACCCGCCGTTTGTATCAGATTTAAATATTTCCAAGTGCTGCGGAACTTGTCTGATTAATTGAGCCCATAGGCTCTTTTTTTTGTCATGTTTCCTTGATGAGCCTTGATGAAAGGTGATTTATGGCAAGGCTAAAAAAGGCTGAACAACTCTTTATAATTCGGTCACTTGCTCAGTTCATGACACCCACTGAAGTTGTTAGGGATATCAAGGAAACTCTTAATGTGATTGTTACACCTCAACAAGTCGAAGTGTACGATCCAACCAAAGTGGCAGGAAAGGATCTAAGACAAGAATTTAAAGATGAATTTAATAGGGCGCGTGAAGAATATTTAAAGCAACCTATACATAACATTAGTGGCGCAAATGACATTGTTCAGTTGCAAATTCTTAGTGACTTATTAATTTCTAAAAAAGGCAATGTTGTCTTATCGATCAAGATAATTGATCAAATTCAAAAGATAGTTAAGGGCTTTTATGAAAAGCGAGTGGAAATAACTGGTGCAGGCGGTGGGGCCATTAAAACTGAAAATATTCACGCCCCAGTACTTCCACAATACACACCCGAAGAACTTGCAAAACTGACCCCGCAAGAACTTTCACGTTTAGCAATTACAGGTAAGTTATGACTTATGCACTGGATGAAATTGCACCCTTAATCAAGACTTGGACAATCAATACACGCTTGCCTGATGTTATAGGGGAAATGAGCCGCCGTTATTATTATAAAGCGGTGACAGAGCAAAACGAATTAAGCATACAGGCTGAACTTTACAAATGCCGAACTGATCCAGTGCATTGGTTTAACCATTGGATCTGGACTTATGATCCTCGCGGTATGTCATACGGTTTGCCTGCAAATCTTCCTTTTGTATTACGACCAAAACAGGTTGAACTTGTAGATTGGTTGCTTGAACGTGAAAACACTCAAACACATGGCTTGATTGAAAAATCACGTGATGAGGGAATGTCCTATGTTGTATTAGGATTTTTCTTGCATCGGTGGCTATTTGTTGAGGGTTTCGCTGGTGGTGTAGGAAGTCGTAAAGAGGAGTTGGTCGATAAAAAGGGTGACCCTAAAACACTGTTTCATAAAATCCGAGATATGTTTAGTAAAATGCCTGATTGGATGAAGCCTAAGGGCTTTGTTGAAAAAGTGCATGATAATTATATGCGTATCATCAATCCTGATAATGGTGCAACCATCACGGGTGAGGCGGGAGACAACATTGGCCGTGGTGGACGTACCACAATGTACTTTCTTGATGAATGGGCATTTGTAGAGCGTCAAGAAGCGGTAGATGCGGCAATATCGCAAAATACAAACGTTCATATCAAAGGATCGACGCCCAACGGGATCGGTGATCGATTTCACCAAGATCGTTTTAGCGGACGATATTCAGTTTTTACAATGCCGTGGCGGGAAAATCCTGATAAGAATTGGACAGTCATTTACAACGGCAAAGAGATCCATCCATGGTATGAAAAGCAATTGGCCACATTGGATGATGTTGTATTAGCTCAAGAGGTCGATATTAACTATGCAGCATCTGTTGAGGGTGTATTAATTCCATCCGCATGGGTTCAGCTTTCTATTGATGCACATCTCAAACTAGGGATTGATCCTACTGGTGATCGTATTGGTGGGTTAGATGTTGCAGATGAGGGCAAGGATAAAAACTCTTTAGTGTGCCGACATGGCATCGTAATGGATTATCTCGACACATGGAGTGGCAAGGGCGACGATATATTCGGAACTACTCAAAGAGCAATGGACATAAGCATAGAAAGGTCGATTGATACGCTTTTCTATGATGCTGATGGTTTAGGGGCTGGATGCCGTGGAGATTCTCGCGTCATTAATGAGTTACAGCGGGAAAAGGGATTGCCTGAAGTTGATGTACAACCGTTTAGAGGTTCAGGCGCGGTACATGATCCAGATGGGCAGATGGTAGAAAGTCGTTTAAATAAGGACTTTTTTGCCAACCTTAAAGCCCAATCGTGGTGGTCTTTACGTTTGAGATTTCAAGAAACCTTTAGAGCACTCGAGGGGCGTGAATATGATCCCGATATGATCATTTCATTATCCAGTAAAGACATAGATCCAAAAGAGTTGGCATTACTTACCACTGAATTATCACAGCCGACTTATACAAAAAATGGTGTAGGTAAGATCTTAGTCAATAAACAACCAGACGGCACAGCATCACCCAACAGGGCTGATGGAGTCATGATCTGTTTTAATCCGCAAGTTTCATTCCTTAGTGTTTGGGGCAAGCTTTAATTCGAGAAAGATATGGGATTACTTAAATTTACTGCGGATAGTTTTCAAAACTTCGCGGCTCGGGTTGGCTTGGGTGCTGGAAGTCAACACGATCAATCAACCTACAGCGCAAATTACTTAAGTCGTAATCGATTGCTAGTTGAATCAATGTATCGATCGTCTTGGGTGGTCGGACAAGTTGTTGATGTTGTAGCCGATGATATGACACGAGAAGGCATTAACATGCGAGGCTTGCAGTCTCCAGAAGATGCAGAGGAAATCAATCAGGAATTAGACCGCTTACAGGTCTGGGATAAACTTAATAAAACAATTAAGTGGTCTCGACTTTATGGTGGTGCAATTGCCGTCATGATGATTGATGGTCAAAATGTCTCGACACCATTAAATATTAATACTGTAGCTAAAGATCAATTCAAAGGCTTAATAGTATTAGATCGTTGGATGGTGGTGCCGAGCTTAGAAGATCTTGTAACAGAGTATGGCCCTTATTATGGAATGCCTAAGTATTACGATGTAATCACCGACTCAGTGGGGTTGTGTAATCAAAAAATTCACTATTCACGCGTTGTACGTATGGATGGTGTAGAACTTCCATATTGGCAAGCAATTGCGGAAAACCTATGGGGGCAGTCCGTTATTGAGCGTTTAGAGGATCGTTTAACAATTTTTGACAGTGCCACATTAGGTGCTGGCCAGCTGGTCTATAAGGCGCATTTACGCACATATAAGGTTAAAGGCTTGCGTGAGATTATCGCAAAGGGTGGACGACTTTATGATGCTTTAGTTAAGCAGATTCAACAGATTCGACAATGGCAATCTAATGAAGGCATGACCTTGATGGATGCCGAAGATACTTTCGAAACACATCAATATAGTTTTACTGGTTTAGATAATTTGTTGATGCAGTTTGGACAACAAATTGCTGGTGCAACTGGTATCCCTTTGGTTCGTTTATTTGGTCAATCCCCCGCAGGCTTTAGTGCAACAGGTGAAAGTGACTTATCTAACTATTACGATAATATTAATCAACAGCAAGAAGGCCGTATGCGTACGCCGTTGCAAACGCTTCTAGCTGTTGTGTCATTATCTAAATTAGGTAAAGCCTTACCTAATTCTTTTAAGTTTGATTTTGCATCTCTTTGGCAGATTGATGAAAAGGTTAAAGCCGATGTGGCCAACACGGTAGCTCAGGCAGTTACTACTGTCGAAGAAAGCGGATTAATCAGCCGTAAAACTGCTTTAAAAGAATTGCGCCAATCTTCAGAAGTGACTGGAATTTTTTCTCATATCACTGATGAGGAAATAGAAGCTGCAGACGATGATCCACCACCGCCTAAGGGTGAATATGATGAAGAATCAAATCAACCGACTGACACCCAATCGGGCAAGAAAGATGGAGATTCGGTACAGTCAGCAGCTTAGAAAAATTGCGGGTTATATTGATACGATAGTTAAAGGCTTTAACGTAAATGATCCAAGATCACATGCTCTTATTATTTCAGCCTTAAACGAGTACGCGAATACTTTAGATTTTTGGGCAAAAAATGCTGCAGGAAGAATTATCACAGATGTAGCTTTACGTGATGAGAAAACGTGGCTGATTTATGCACAAGATTTATCGCGAGGTGTCAAAGATCAAATCCGTAATACAGATATTGGTGCGGTGTACCAACGATTACTTAATGAGCAAATCCGCTTAATTAAATCCTTGCCACTCGATGCAGCACAAAGAATAAGTGATTTGTCTACACGTGCATTGATTGAGGGTAGCCGAGCTAATGAAATATCTAGTCTCATTATGGCCACTGGCCATGTGACCAAGTCACGTGCAAATACTATTGCACGAACTGAGGTGAGCCGAGCACAAAGTGTATTTACCCAAGCAAGAGCTGAAAATCTTGGGTCTGAAGGATATATCTGGCGTACCAGTGATGATCTCGATGTGAGATATAGTCATGAGCAAATGAATGGAAAGTTTGTGTATTGGGATGAACCACCAACACTAGATAAAATGACTGGCCATGCAGGATGTTTGCCGAATTGCCGATGCTATTGCGAACCAGTCATACCAGATGATTATTAACCACCTTTTTGGTGGTTTTTTAATGCCTAAAGAAAGGTAAAACGATGTTTAAAATCAAACCAAAATCTAAAGCTACTGTAGATCGCTCAAACTTTTACACGACTGGTCAGATTGGACGCACACGGGAAACCACACCTGAAGGTTATTTACTTTGCCGTGATGTTCCAATTGCGCGTATAGGAAAGCTGATGTATGGCGATGGTGAGGTACCAGTCACAGCGGATAAAGACAAGATCATTATTATTGAGCGTGGCGAAGATGTGCTTTTTGATCCGCGTACGATCGCAAGTTTTGAAGGTAAGCCAGTCACAGACGACCACCCAGATGATTGGGTGAATCCAGAGAACTGGAAAGATTTATCTAAAGGCTCTGCGAACAATGTCCGCCGTGGAGATGATATTGATTCTGATTGTTTAGTTGCAGATCTACTTATTACCGATAAAGCAACAATTGATGCGGTAATGGCTGGAAAGGTTGAAATCTCACTAGGTTATGATGCTGATTATACTGAAATTAGTGTCGGTAAAGGATTTCAAACTAATATTTTTGGAAATCACATTGCCTTAGTTCCTAAAGGGCGTTGTGGGTCACGTTGTAAAATTGGAGATAGCTTTATGGCTAAGAAGAAAATTAGTTTTGCTGATCGTATCCGCAATCTAGTTAAAACAAAGGATGCTGACGAGGCTGAGAAATTAGCAAAAGCAGTTGAAGACGAAGCGCCCGATATAAAAACTGAGGATGAAGATCCTGAGGATGAATCTGGTACTCAAACTGGTGATGCTGCAGTCAATCGTGAAATTCTTAAAACCCTCAAAACAATGGATGCGCGTCTAGTTGCTTTAGAGAAGAAAAAAACCAAAGACTCTGATGATCCTGAAAAGAAAACAGAGGATGAAGATGAAGAAGCCGAAACCAAAGATGATATTTTAAAAGCTGAAGAAGCAGCTAAATTATCAGAACAAGGTGTTCAAAATCATACTGGTGACTCATTAAAACAAGTATTGTCACGCGCTGAAATATTGGTACCAGGCATTAAGTTGCCCACTATGGATAGTGCGAACAACGGTAAGGCTGTATTAAATGCTAAACGATCTGCACTCAAACAAGCATTCGCCACCACAGATGGTCAAAAAGCCATTTCACCATTTATTGGTGGAAATACAGATTTTGATGCAATGTCAGTTGCAACGATTGATGCTGCATTCATTGGTGCATCTGAGTTAATGAAACAGCAAAATAATTTAGCTGGTGTTCGTACAGGTATTTCTACCCGTGACTTTGGTCGAGCGCCAGCATCACCTGCAGATATTAACGCCCGTAACCGTGAATTTTGGAATAAAGGAAAATAAGCATGAGTAATGCAATTTTATATCGTATGCCGTCAGGCATTCTGGGTGATGTGAGCCGAAAATCACATTCAACAATTGAAGCGCATCTTGCGGTCGGTAGTTTTGGTGCTTTCGGTGTATTTGGAAAATTAACGGCAGATGGAATTGTCCCTTTAACTGCTGCAGATACTGATGTTTACGGCTTAATTGTTCGCTCATACCCAACACAATCAGCCTTAAACGGCATGGGTGCTGCAATTCCCCAATCAGGAATTATCCAAGATGTATTGCGCCGTGGCTATATGACCGTTCGTTGTAATGCAGGCAATGCCAAAAAAGCGGGTACAGTATTTGTTCGTGTTGCTGCTGGTACCGAACTTAAGCCTGTAGGCGGTATTGAAGCAGTTGCGGATGCCACAAATACTATTGAATTAAAAAACGCCATGTTCATGCACGATGCTGATGCGCAAGGCAATGTAGAAATCTCATTTAATATCTAAAGCTTAGTTGATGTAAAACAGGACGCTATAAGCGTCTATTTTTATGTCTGGAGAAAATAAAAATATGAGTAAATTACTCTTAGCCACTACCATGGCGCAGGCAGTAGCAATGGGCAATACTATTCGTGCACGTACACGTGACACTGGAATGGGAATGCGTACTTTTGATGCTCAAACAGTGGATAGCACAGGTGCTTTCTTATTAGGTGAATTAGAGCGTCTCGATCAAACCATGCACGATCCATTGGTGAGCGTTACTTGGGGTCGCGATATTGACTTGCGTTCTGATGTATCGATTGCTGATGAAACATCTTCATTTACCAATTCTACTTTTGCAGCAGCAGGTGGGGCTTCACCAAATGGTAAGTCGTGGGTAGGTAAAAATACAGATGCTATTGCTGGTATTGCATTGGATATTGGTAAAACCGCGCAACCATTGACTTTATGGGCAATGCAAGTAGGGTGGACCATCCCAGAGCTTGAGTCGGCACGAGCAGTTGGTCGTCCTGTAGATTCTCAAAAATTGTCAGGATTACAGCTTAAGCATCAAATGGATATTGACGAGCAAGTCTATATCGGTGATGAAATGATAGGTGTAGAAGGTTTGCTTAACTCTTCAAAAGTGGGGGCTACCAACGTTAACAAAAGCTGGAAAACTTCAACACCTCAAGAAATTTTGGATGATGTAAACCTCATTTTAAATAACGCATGGTTGGCATCTGGTTTTGCTGTATGCCCTGACAAGTTATTGTTACCGCCTAATCAGTTTAGTTTACTGACATCTCGAATTGTGAGTGATGCTGGTAATATCTCGATCCTTGAATTCTTAAAGCTAAATAGCTTGTCGAATAACGTTAACGGCCGACCTTTAGACATTCAACCATCAAAGTGGTGTGTTAAGCGTGGAGTGGGTGGTACAGATCGTATGATGACTTATACGCAATCTGAAAACCGTGTACGTTTCCCACTGGTACCATTGCAACGTACACCGATTGAATATCGTGATTTACGTCAATTGACCACTTATTTTGGTCGTTTGGGTGCTGTTGAGTGGGTCTACCCTGAAACTGCTTACTATGCTGATGGGCTTTAAGGAGTCGTTATGTCAAAGTTAGTTCAAATCCTTTTGTCAAAGCAGCTCACTGTAAACCTTGGTCGTGATGACCAAGGGGAAGCAAAAACTATTGTACTGCAACCCGGTTTGCAAGAAGTTGAGCAAGATATTGCGGAACATTGGTTTGTTAAGGCGCATTCGCAGGCAATCACTTCGAGTGATGCACTATCAGGGGAACTTCAGGTTGCACTTGATGCTGCAAATGCTGCAATTGAATCATTAACAAACCAATCCGAAGCGGCAACAGACCAAATCAATCAACTTACCGACGACTTAAAAAATCGTGACAAAGAAGTTGCTGATTTAAAAATCCAGTTAGCTAAGGCACAACAAACCCAATCCGAAGCGGCAAAACCTGCCGATTCACCTGCAGACACTGAGACTAAAACAAAAGGTAAATAATCATGATTAATGAATCATCCTTTCGTGAATCTATGCCGATGTTTGCCGATGTGAATGAATATCCATCCTTTCAGTTCAATTTCTACTTGAACCTTGGAAAAAAGCTATTGCCTGTTTCACGTTGGGGTGAACCTAATGATCCTGATGGTTTGATTGATTATGGTCTGACTCTTTTTATCGCTCACTATCTCACGCTGTATAAGCGTGGGATAGATGCTGCAAGCATCGGCGGTGATTCTGGAAAAGTCATAGGCAATGAAACGTCCAAATCTGTAGATAGTGTATCTAAATCAATGGATGTATCAGGTGTTTTAATTACAGATGCAGGGCATTGGAATATGACGACCTTTGGTATTCAGTTCTATGAGCTCATGATGATGGCTGGTGCAGGTGGTATTCAACTATGAGTGTAACTTCAACAGGAAACGGATTGCTCGATATTCTCAATGCTGTATCTGAGTTATCGAAAACTGATGTTTTGGTGGGGGTACCCCATGGTGAGGCCAGAACAGATGGAGACGGTATGACCAATGCAGCTATTGGTTATTTACTCGAAACTGGTTCCCCAGCTATGAACTTACCCCCACGACCACATTTAATACCTGGTATTGAAGAGGTTCAAGACCTTATCGCTGAAAAGCTAACATGGGCTGTTGATGCTGCATTAACTGGTAACACCAAGCGCATGTATTTCTATCTTGAATCTGCGGGCATGAAAGCCACCATGAATGTTAAACGATTTATTAATGCGGGTGATTTTGCCCCATTAGCACCATTGACAATCAAAGGCCGTAAAGCTCGAGGGCGAAAGTCTGAAAAGCCATTAGTAGATACAGCTCAATACCGTAATTCACATACTTATGTTGTGATGCGTGGTGAGGAGGAAATTAAACGTGCCTAATCTTGATGTATCAGACGTTCTTCAAGATCCTGACTTTATGACTAAGGACCTTATTTGTAAGCGGATCGAGGTCGAAGTTGGGGATAATGGGCGACCAGTTAAAACTGAAAACAGTTTTAAATTTAGTGGTGTGGTGACAACCAATAGCGGTCAAAACATGGATCGTCGAGAAGATGGCACACTGATTAAAGGCGCAATAAATATTCACACCAAAACCCCATTAATTGCGGGCAATAAAGATCACCAAGCCGATGAGATTACATGGAAAGGTAAAACTTACTATGTTGTTCAGGTGTTTGACAATTTGCATTATGGGCGTGGATTCAATAAAGCAATCTGTGACTTAAAACCTTTGGGGTAATCATGGGTGACTCTGCAACAGGTGGTTATATTCCACCAAGCGGAAGTGCAGCCTATGACCAAGAATTAGAAGATATTTTTCAAGCTTTCATTGTGGGGATTACATCACTACAAGGTCAGTTCGTTCGTCCTCGATGGCAAGTAGATCCACCACCTATGCCCGCCGTTGGCGTGGATTGGTGTGGTTTTGCAGTAAAGGCGATCACCTCAGATGATGGTCCTATGTTTGAACAGCATGACGAGGATATGGATTCTATACGCCACGAAACCTTAAAACTGTTTTCATCCTTTTATGGCCATCGTGGTCAGGCATTTGCAAATATCTTTAAAGATGGTCTAGGCATTCCGCAAAACATTGCTCAATTACGTGAGTACAAAATCAAATATGTTGGGTGTGATGAAATTATCACCGCACCCGACTTCCTAAACCAACAATATGTGCATCGTTATGACTTGGTCGCTACTTTTAGACGTAAGACCAAACGGACGTATGCGGTCAAAACATTCAAAAGTTTTCAAATTAAAACTCATCGAAATTAGGAGTCTTAAATGACATTACCTGTTTCTAATGTCGTCAATGTCAGCATTAGTCTTGCTGCATTAGCGGCAGGGCCTCGTTCGTTTGGCTCTTTACTGATTCTAGGTTCGACCAGTGGTGTGGTCGATAATATTGAGCGTATTCGCCAATATTCGAGCATCAAAGAGGTTGGCCAAGACTATGGCGTTGATGATCCAGAATATAAAGCGGCATTGACGTATTTTGGTCAATCACCAAAGCCTCGAACTTTATATATTGGCTATTGGCACAAAGATGGCCAAACACCTGAAACCATTCAAGCCGCTGTTACAGCATGTTTGGATTCACTTAAATGGTACGGTTTGGTTGTGGCTTCTGACTTAACCGATGAACAAATCTTATCTGTTGCCTCTCTGATTGAGGCGGCTGATCCTGTACGCGTATTTGGTCATACGACTCAGGTTGATGATTCAACAAGCGCAACAAGCAAAACCGATATTCCTTATAAATTATCCAATGCAAAGTACCGCCGTACCTTCTGTATTTTTTCAAGCACCAATGCTTATGCTGCAGCTTCAGTTTTTGGCCGTGCATTTAGCGTGAATTTTAACGGTACTGATACCACAATCACCCTTAAGTTTAAGCAATTGCCGGGCATTCCACCTGAAGATTTAAAAATCTCAGAAGCGAATGCATTGACTGCTAAGAACTGTAATGTTTTTGCAGGTTATGACAATGACACAGCCATTCTACAAGAGGGTGTGATGTGTGATGGAACGTTCATTGATGAGATCCACGGATTAGATTGGCTCCAAAATCATTTAGAAAATTCGCTTTGGAATCTGTACTACACCAACACAACCAAAATTCCCCAAACTGCTGCAGGCGTAAATCGTCAGTGTGGTGTACTTGAGCGCGCATGCGAGCAGGGAATGAATAATGGTTTGATGGGTGAGGGGCAATGGAATGGTGATAGCTTCGGCGCATTAAACACTGGCGATTATCTGCCTAAGGGCTTTTATGTTTATGCAAATAGCTTAGATGATCAAGCTCAGTCGGAACGTGAAGCACGTAAAGCCCCAGTATTTCAAATCGCGGCCAAGTTGGCGGGTGCAACACACTTTGCCGATGTTCTAGTCGCAGTCAATCGCTAAGGAGTCATTATGAGTACATATAGCTTTATGGATACCCAGTGCTCTTTAACGAGCGCTGACGGTGTCATTGATCTTGGCTATGGCGCAGGTATTGCCGAGGAAGGTATTACATTTGCAATGGCTGGCGATAAAAACACCATGACGATTGGTGCAGATGGTGAGGGAATGCATTCCTTACATGCTGATAACTCAGGTCAGGTCACGATTCGTCTGCTTAAAACATCTTCTGCAAATGCCAAGTTGATGAACATTTATAACGCTCAAAAAGGCGTTACACGTAAATGGGGCAAAAATACCATCACTTTAAACCATTCAGGCTCAGGCGATAACCACACTGCGTCCAAATGTGCGTTTAAGAAAATCCCTGATTATACCAATGCAAAGACAGGCGCAATGGTTGAGTGGGTTTTTGATTCAATCAAAGTCGATATGAAATACGGTACTTACGAATAAGGTTTAAATATCAATGAATGAACTCATCACAATTGGTGAGCATGATTACACGATCGGGCGCTTAAATGCGCTCGATCAATTTCATGTATCACGAAAAATCGCACCGATCGTTCCTACACTTATGCCAATCATTTCTGAGGTGGCCAAAGCAGATCTTGATGCCATTATCGATTCTATCAAGGATGGTAATAATGATGACCTTGATGATTTAGAGCCTTTAGCACAAGCCTTAGAGCCATTAATGGATGCATTCTCCAAAATGCCTGAAGAGGATGTAAATTACATCATTCACAAATGCTTATCTGTTGTGAAACGTGGTTCATCGGTCGTGTGTCGTGGTCAATCGATTATGTTTGATGATCTCGACATGGTGCAGATCCTTCCGCTTGTTGTTGCTGTTATTCGTGTCAGTCTGGGAAATTTTATTCAAGGACTGCTTATGAAGGCATCGACCATTCAGGAACAGTCCACATAGATTTTAAAAGCCTTCCAGATAAAGAAGATTGGCTCTTACGTCCTGTAATAAAAGGCATGTGCAAGTTTGAATCTTTAAAAAATGGCAAGGTTGATTTGGCAGATATTGCATTGATGAATGATGCTCTTGATGTTGTTGCTGACAATGAATATTTGATCATTGAAGAGCGTGAAAAAGAAAAGTAAATAATTAGGTGGTTTCATGGCTGAAGAAGGTGTAATTCGCAACTTCATGGTTGCGTTAGGTTTTAAAACTGATAATACCGGTTTAGGTCAAATGCAGGATGCAATGGGGCGTGTAGAGCTTAAATCGGCTTCGCTTAAAGTTGCCCTTTTGACTTTAGCCACTGGAGCGGTGATTGCAGTGCGGCAAACTGCAAGTGAGCTAGATAAGCTTTATTTTTCTTCTCAACGCATTGGTGCAAGTGCAACCAATATTACTGCCTTTGGTAATGCCATAAGCCAAATGGGTGGTAATGCTGAAAGCGCCATCGGCACTTTAGAATCATTAGCTGAAAAAATGCGTAATTCTCCCGGTTACGAGGGAATGATCAACAGCCTTGGGGTGAATACCAAACAAGCCAATGGTGAGATGCGTGATCGTGTCGATGTAATGAAAGATTTAAGTGGTGTGCTTGCTCAAATGCCAGCATATCAAGCTAATGCTTATGCCAATTCATTAGGTATTGATCAAAATACTTTATTGGCCATGCGTGATGGTAAATTTGTATCGAACATGGAGAAATACCAAAAGATACAAGAACAGCTTGGCATGAATGATGATTTGACCAAATCAGGCAATGATTTCATGACAGAATACCGTGACTTAACGATGGTCACGAAAACAGGTTTTCAAGTCATTGTGATGCAAGCGGGCAAGGCTTTAATACCAATTCTGCGTTTGCTTAATCAGTTAATACAAGCTGGGATTTCAGCATTTAGCCAGTTGAATCCCGAAATTAAGCAGATGCTTGGTGTGGGTTTACGTTTTGGTATGTTGGCCTTAGTTTTTGGTGGATTCATCAAAACGTTTGGGATGATCTTTAAATTTATTCCAATGATCAAAAGCTTTATTGGCGTATTAAAACTATTCCGTTTAGCTTTTCTTGCATCCCCGATAGGCATCATTTTAGCTTTAGCTGCAGCATTGGCCTTACTCTATGATGACTATAAAACTTGGCGTGATGGTGGCAAGTCTTTATTTGATTGGTCTAAATGGACAAACGGCATTGATACCATTATCAATAAGATCAAAGACTTTTTAGATTTGCTCGATAAGATCAAAGATAAAGTTATTAACTTTGTTCAAAAGATTATTTCAGATCCAGTCAGTGCTGTTCAGGAAGTTGTCGAAACCACAAAAGATGTTTTATCTAATGTAGGCAATGAGCTGGCCAATCCAACTCCAGATGAAAATGGGGAAGTTTCTGCCCCACGTGTTGCTATTGCTAATGGGATGGATGCAGGTTTTGGATTAGTTGATAAAGGGTTGGCTTTCTTTGGTGATAAAGATGCTCAAACTCGGGTAGATCAACGTGAACGTGGTGAAATCGGTTATCAATCACAACCAAAGATCGAAACGCCTAAGAATGCTAAAGATTTAGCTAAATTTGCAGAAAATGCACAACAGCCGAATAAACCGCAAACTATAAAACCTAATAGTTCTGCAGCTTCACAACCTACCATCCCTCAGATTCCTAAACCCACTAAAATTGAACAACCACTAAATAAAGATAAATCATCTTTTATTGATGGCTTACAAGGCAATATTCAAAAAGGAATTAATGCTGTAGTGGGTGTGGCCACTTTGGCACAGAATGTGGTTAAAGATACTGTAAGTATCAATTCCGACATTCATGAAGAATTAGGAACAGTATCAGCGAAATATGAGGGAAAAATTGGAAGTGCAAACAAAGATGTTGATCAAAATGGTAAACCTGCAGGATGGGCTTATGGCAAATTCCAATTTAATAGCGCAAAGGGTGGGTTGGCCACATTTTTGAATGATAACCCTAAAATTGCTAAACACTTCGCAGGGATGAAACCAGGTACTGATCCCTTTAATAAAAAATGGAAAGAATTAGCGAAATCTGATCCTGTTGGTTTTGAAAAAGCTCAAAATAAAAGTGCAGCTAAAATTTGGTTTGAACCAGCCAAAAAAGCATATGCCAAATCAGGTTTTAACTTAAATAATCGGGGTGTTCAGGAAGCTATTTTTAGTAGTTCTATACAGCATGGCGGCGTGGTGAAATATCTATTACCGAGAATCAAAAAGCAAGTTGGTAAAGATATTTCGTCATTAAATGTTCAAGAGCAAATAAAGGCAATTTATAAGGGGAGAACTGCCTATCATGAAAGAGGTAGAAAAAGATACGAAGCAGAATTGAAGGACGCATTAAAGTTAAGTAATAGTTGGACAGGTGAAGCTCAATTAAATAATGGTAGCAATTTAATTAAACAACCTACAATTCTTAAGAATATTGCACCTCCTACGGGAAATCCTGACAAGTCACATATCAATAATTTAAATTCTAAAATGAGTGCTTCTAATGTAACTATTCATCAAGAATTTAAGACCGATATGACAATTAACGGTGCGAAAGAACCTGTAGAATCTGCTAATGCAGTTAAACATCAGCAGGAAAATTCAATGGTATTTTTGGCAAGAAGTGCAAAAAGTGTGCTTGCATGAACCTAAGTTTAAACTAGTTATCGTTCAATCTTAAATGCAACTCTTTTTCTCGGGAGGTAGATTTATCTATAAGGCATGAAAGTTGATTAGAGGCAAACCCTGTTCTGTCATCAAATCTACTTGCATCATATAAACAATCTGCTTCCTTAAATTGCACCCATAATCTTTGAGACTTTACTAGTTGTTGTTTACTTTCTGGACTGGTCTTTTTTAAACTTTCTTGATAAGTAGTTAGTAATTTCTTATCTACAATATCAAGTTTCTTTTGTAGACATTCTCTTTTATCAGTTGATGAATCTATATTTGAACAATCAGCCCAAGCCCCGCTACTGATTAAGATTGAAAGAAATACTAATTTTTTCATTGATTGGACTCTCTAATTGTAGTTTTAATGCTTAAAGTATCGTTTTGATCTGTGCTGTTTTCAATACTTTCTTGATCTTGCTTAGATGATTCTTTTTCAAAAGGATCTTGTATCGAACTACGAGAAGTTTCAACTTCAACAGGCTTCGACTGTTTCTCTTGTTTTGTGGTAGTAGAGGTATTTTTATTTGGAGAAAAAATAGCTGCATATACGAAAAATGCAATTATTGCTAAAAGAATCCATCCGCATAGTTTTGTAAAAAAACCAAGAGGCTTGGGAGGTCTTACTACAAAATCATTACCACATTTTTTACAATCATAACCTTTTTGCCATTCTTGTAATGCAATAGGATCTAATGGTCGTGGATATTTTTTTGGTTGATTTGACATTGCTTTAACTTGAACACTACCACAGTACGGACAACGGACTTGGCTCATAGTTTCGACCCCTTAATATACAATTTTAAAAAGTTTTGAATGTTGTGTATTGATTGTAACTTTAAGTAATTTAAAATGCGATCAAACCTTTTCATTAATAAGAGTTTTGAAAAGCAATTTTTTCAATAGTTTAATTTTCTCACGGTAGTTTTTGTGCTGAAAATTTTAGCAGGAACATTCTATAGTAGTTAAAGACTAGCAATGCTTAAAGGGTGATTATTTGCTTACTCAACAGGGCTTATACGACCAGATATTTTTAAGTCATTTTCTTTAATCCATCCAGAAGTATAAACTCTATCTTTAGAACCATACATCACATAAATCCAGTTGTGATCATCATTCGAAAACTCTTGATAACCAATCACTGAATCATTTGGAACTATGTAAGTCTTAGAATATTTGCATTTATCAGATGGTGCAGAATGAAAGTATGCTCGATGTCCTTTCGGTCCCTTAACTACGAAGCTGTAATCAGTTCCATAATGTATACCTTTTTTTTCAGCTATTCTGTTCAAATCCTTACAATTTGCACAAGCACCCCCACTTATAAGGATTGTTAATAGAAGTAATTTTTTCATAAAGTTGTATCTCTGGTATCAGTTGTTAAACCTTTTAAAGTCTTAGCTCTTAAACCCTTTAAGAAATTTGACCTTTTAAGGTCTTAATTCTAAGAGGGTTTAACAAATCTCAATAAGGGTTTAACGGTATTATAAATTAAAACCATATACCGCATTTTTAAAATGGTGTTATTATGGTTTAGTGCTCAAAAATAAATTGAGGGCCAGGAAAATGTCAGGAGGTTTCGCATGAACTTTTCGTTTAAATTTGGAAACCATAAGCAAAATGAACAATTTAGTGAAGCTGCTAAGGTTTTGACGGAAGCTGCTGAAGCTTACAAAAAAGCTATGCAGGAAAGCGCATCTCAGTATAATGAACATAGAAAAAAAGCTGAGGAGCAGATAAATCGTGGCGCAAGACTCACAAGACATCAAATCAATCTTTGATTTTTTTTACATTGATAACCCAAAGATAAAATCCTTCTATGCTCAGCTTAATGGTATGGGTTCACTAAACACATTAAAAAGTACCAGTCAAATTGGTGATACTCGTAAGCTAGAAGCTACTGTAGGTTTGCCTACTGTAACTGGCGGAAAAATGGGAAATGATCACACTGTAAATACAACATCTGAACATCTGTATGATGGCATGCCTACAATGCCGCGTGAAATGATAAATAAACTAGATGAGTTGGGATTTATTCAAAGAGAATTAGATCCAAGTAATCTGGGGAATTTAGTTTTAGCTGAAGGCTATTTAAATATTACAGATATTGAAGTAATGAAGGGTGTCATTGACCCCACAATAAAGTTCATGATGAATAGTATGCCAAACACAACGGCTGCGCATAAGGAACGTAGGAAAAATCTAGAATCAACGATTGCACCACTAGTTGATTTTATGAAGAATGTTCCATTTGCTTTAAGTTGTAATCTGTTTGTGCCATCTGAAGGCGATCAACTAGTTCAGGTATGGATGAGTTTATCGCGCGAGGATATGTCTACAGTTATTCATGACATAAATTTTAAGCATGGTGAAAAGCTTGCTGGAAAGTGGTATGTGCTTGGCATTTTGGACGCTATTCCAAACTCTCTGGATTCAAGCAATATCACTTTGCCTGGTATCGGAGAAATGGAACAATTTAAATCTGCAATGTCTGAGATGATGAAAATGTTTGGTAGAGAGAATGAAGCATATGGCATGACACCTATTGCTATTTTTAGAGTTCTAAAACCCAAAACATAAATTGTATTTTTAAGTAGCCACCGAAAGGTGGTTTTTTTATAGGTGAAATATGTCAATAAACTCAATCTTAAATACTGCTTTAGGTACTGTTGCGGCATCACCTTTAACTGAAATAGCTGGTTCACTTTTGCTTGCAGGCCGTGGTCGTACAATCATGGGGCTTTTCGCTGACGTAACTATCGAAGAAAAGCACAAAGATGAATTGGTAATTACTGAGCATCCCACTGAGGTTGGATCGCCTATGGCTGATCATGCATATAAAGAGCCGCCTGAGGTAATAATTAAAGTTGGTTGGTCAGAAAGTGCAGGCAAGTTAAATGGATTAGTGGGTGATTCGCTTCTATCAGAAACAACTGGCCTTGTTGCGGTATATGAAACCTTGCAACAGCTTCAAAACTTAAAGCAACTTTTGGTAATTTCTACAGGTAAACGTCTGTATTCAAATATGCTTATTAAATCTCTTGGATGTACAACAGACTTACAAACTGAGAATGTCTTAATGATTGAAATGACATTGAAAAAAGTTTTCTTAGTTCAATCATCTGAAACGATTGTTTTACTTGATAACCAAGCTAATCCAGCCAGTACTGCAGGCGTTTCTAATGGCGGTACAGTTCAAGCAAAACCAGCAAATGAGTCTGTTTTAAGTAAGGGTACTGGGGTAATTAAAGAAATCTTATTTGGGAATTAATTATGGCTATATATGAAATCCCACTCAGTATAGGAAATCAAAAGTTCGCTGTTCAGCTCAATAAAATTACCTATAAATTGCAACTCATTTATCGATTAAATTGTTGGTACTTGGATGTAATGGACGGTTCAGAAAATCCGATTATTTCGGGTTTGGCCATGAATCCAAATCTAGATTTACTTGAGCAACATCAACACTTAATCAAAGGCTCACTCTTTGTAACCAATTCAAATAAAGATGAGTCGCAAGGGTTTTATGATTTGGGTTCAAAAACCCAGTTGTATTGGAGTGATCCATCATGACATTACTATGGGACCGTAAGTGTAAATTGACTGTGCAAATTAATAATGGTCAACCTGAAGCACTGGATCTATCCGACTTTAAAATTTTATTTCACATAGGACAAGCGACCACTTCAACCCCGAAAGCTGCGGAATTTTATATTTACAATCTAAGTGAATCTACAATGAATCGCTTAGCTGGAATGAATAATGAACGTATTGAAACAACGATAATTTTTGAAAGTGGTTACTTGCTTGGCCCCTTAGAAATCGTTTTCAAAGGTCGGATTTTTCAATATCGCCGTGGGCGAGATAATCCTACTGATACTTGGCTATGTATTCTCGCCCAAAGCGGTGACAGATTAAAAAATGCTGCCTTAGTGAATCAATGTGTACCTGCAGGTACCACGATTGATGATACTGGAAAAATTTTAATTGCTGAGGTAAACAAACAAGGAATTGAAAATGGTGATTTAGTGGATCTTCGCCAACAACAATATCCACGTGGACGTGTATTTTTTGGATCGTTAGAACAGAATTTACGTCAGTTTTATGAAGAAAATAACATGCTTATAGACTTCTCAGATGACACTTTAAGCATTGCACCAGTAATTGGATATACACCAGTACCTGTTCAAGTGCTTACGCCTAACACAGGGATGGTAGGGATGCCACAATTAACAAGTGAGGGGCTTAAAGTTTCTTGCTTGTTGAATCCTAAAATGAAGTGGGGCGGACGTGTTCAAGTTGATATGACCAATCTACAAACTGAGGGGTACGATATTTCCTATGGGGGCCAAGAAGTAGATCAAGCCCAAAAGGATCCTAGAATGGCCACTAATGCAGGTGGCCTTTTTCTTATTAGATCAGTTGAGCATCGCGGAGACACGCGGAGCACTGAGTGGTACACTGATTTAGTTTGTATTGGTATTGATGCAATCGTACCTAAAACGGGGATTACCATTGAGGCGGTTGATGATAATTATCGACCATCGGACACTGCAGGGGGATAGCCAATGGCTTTAAGTTTTAATGAGCTTTCACCCGATCAATTAACAATTATGCAAGATGCCATTAAAGCAGAATTGGCGAACTTCTGGACGGCCTTGCCTTGTGAAATTGATAGTTATAACGCTGAAGCTGTAACGGTAAATGTTCAGCCATTGATTAAGATCCCAGTAATGACCACCAGTGGTGATATTGAAACGGTTGAATTACCCGTTATTCAAGATGTGCCGGTGATGTTTCCATGTGCTGGTGGCTTTACGATCACACACCCTATTAAGAAAGGTGATGAGTGCTTAGTTTCATTTGCTGATCGTAATATAGATTTGTGGTGGCAGTCTGGCGGGATTCAAAATCCCTTTGATATGCGAAAACATGATTTATCAGATGGATTCGCTTTTTTCAGGCCACAATCACAAACAAAAAAAATCAGTGATATTTCTACAGATAATCTAGAGATACGTAATGATGAGAATAGTTGCAAGATTCAAATCACACCAGGTGGAGAAATTCATTTTATCGGTTCAAAGGCAATTTTTCATTGTGATGTGGAAATGAAAAAAACTTTGAAAGTGACAGGCATTATCAAATCACTTGCAGATGTTATCGCCAAAACGATCAGTTTATTTGGTCATAAACATGGTGGGGTTAAGTCGGGTGGTGATACTTCTAGCACACCACAATAGCAAAGAAAACCAAATACAGGGGGCGCGAAAGCGTCTTTTTTTATGCGCTATAGAAAACAAGATGAACAGGGTGATTACAGCTTTGGGTCTGGTCTAAATAACTTTCATATTGATAGTGCAGAGGCAGTAGCACAGGCAATTGAAACAAGGCTCAAGCTTTGGATTGGAGAGTGGTTTGCTGATACCTCAGATGGTACAGGTTGGTCACAAGCTATTCTCGGAAAACAGTCTAAAAACTTATATGAACTCACATTACGCCAGCGAGTACTAGAAACCTTTGGAGTAACGAGTATTGAGTCTTTCCAAAGTTCACTTGATTCAGATACTCGCCGTTTAACAGTATCTATGACTGTGAATACTATTTATGGCCAAACTACAGTAACAGGGGCTTATGATTAATGGCAATTACAACAGTTGCACCGATCATCAATGAAAACGGGATTAGTGCGCCCACGTATGATCTAATACTTGCTTACTTCAAACAGCAATATAAAAACATTTATGGGAATGATGTTTACCTAGAAAATGACAGTTTAGATGGTCAGTTTTTAGGTGTAGTGTCTTTAGCCATTGCCGATGTGAATGCAGCATGTGTAAAAACATATAATTCATTTAGTCCCAAAACCGCTGATACTGAAGCTTTAACACGTAATGTCAAAATTAATGGTATTTCTCGCGCATTAGCAACGTACTCAACCGTTGATGTAACAATCACCGGCACTTCGGGAACGCTTATACGTGCGGGTGTAGTGGCGGATACCAATAATAATAAATGGATCTTGCCTTTAAATATTACGATCCCGCAATCAGGAACTATTGTCGTTTCCGCTACAGCAGAAAATGCGGGTGCAGTACTGGCAACAGCGAACGCCATTAAGATTATTTTAAATCCAACTCGAGGCTGGCAAAGCGTAAATAATCAGAACTCATCTTCTATTGGCCAAGACGCAGAAACCAATGCCAAGTTACGTCAAAGACAGGCTTTGTCGGTCGCAATTCCATCTCAATCTTTACCTGATGGTTTACGAGGGGCAATTCTAGATTTACCGAATGTCACGCGCTGTAAATTTTTTGAAAATAAAAAAACAGTTTCTGATGCCAATGGATTACCGCCTAAATCGATTTGTGTCATTGCTTATGGTGGTGACTCACAAGCAATCGGGAAACTGATCCACAAATATAAATCCATGGGATGTGATTTATATGGAAATACCAGTGTGATTGTCGTCAATGTTTATGGTGATGCAGAAACAATAGAGCTGTATAGGCCAGATGTTGTAAACATTAGTTTTAAGATCCAAATCACAACGAATGATTCATACAGTGCTGATACTGAAGAATCAATTAAAAAGCTACTTGCTGAATATGTAAATGCATTAGACATAGGCGACAAGATCACGCAAAACAAGCTTATAGGTGCAGCCAATTTATATGGATCTGATCAAAGCCAGACTTATGAAGTTTCCTCAATAATTATTGTAGCCAACAATGTCGAATATTCCACTGATTATATTTTACCGTTTGGCTGCGTTGCTTTTTGTGATCCTTCTTCAATCAAAATCGAGGTGACAAGTGGATGATAAAAAGATTGGTGATTATAGAAAACTAATTACTAGTCAGCATCGTTTAAAACCTAAATATATTGCAATGATTGAAGCAGTCAATTCCCCGTTAGTTGACTGCTTTAATTTTTTGAATAATTTACACAGCCACTATGATGTTGACACCGCAACAGATCCATATCTTGAAACTTTAGCCCGTTGGACGGGAACACCTTTAATTATCCCCGGTGCAGCACAGCTTGAATATTTTGGTTTCATTGATCAAGAAAATGCACTGACATTTGGCGAAACAGATAACCCTGATGTGGGGGGATTCTTCCGCGAGTCTGGGCAATCAGGCACAGGTGGACTAACTCCAAAAGGTCTATTTCTTAGAAATCTGATCAAGGCCAAGATTCTAAAAAATACGAGTACTGGAAATATTAACCAGACCAAAGAAATTTTTAGATTAGTCCTGAATCACGACAAATTTAAAGTGATTGACAATAAAGATATGTCAGTAACTTTCAAGTTTTTAACTCGAGAGTCTTACTCGGACAAAATTCTCGTTCAATTGTTTTTCCCATTGCCTGCGGGTGTATCACTTATTATTGAGAGCATGTAAAAATGGCAGTAAATAAACTTCCTGAATTTGCCAAAAATGGGCAACAAAATACTGATGGTCTAGATCTTGAGGATGGGTTTCCTGTTAATTTAAAACCCGCTCGTCAATGGTTTAATTTTTTATTTAATAATCTGACTTTAGCAATTAATCAAATTATTGATGAAAAGTTCAATAAAACTGGTGGTGAAATTTCAAGTAGTGTTCAACTTACATCAGATAACTCTGTTTTAACAGTAGGGAATAACGCTGATATTGGCTTTGTTAAAAAAAGTTTATTTAAAGGTGCCGTAGCTGTAGGTAAAAATAATAGTTTTACTGTTGTTCAGAGTAATAATCTGACAATAAGTAAAGATGCCAGTGATACTTATACGACATTAATGAGCGTTGATGGCAATGGAGTTTTATCGTCGCTTGGTGGTTTTAGTGGAAATTCAGCATCCGCATCTAAATTACAAACTCCACGAAAGATCAATGATGTTGATTTTGATGGTAGTGGTGATATTAATATATCTGCGCCAATGCGTTATTTAAGGACTATTAAATCATCAACGGTTAATCAAGCAGTTAAAGATGGTTACTATCTTGTTGCTGATGATAATGATTTAGCTGGGCTATATGGGTATGGTGTTTTAGAAGTAAGGGCGCAGGGAAGTGTAATTCATCAAACTTATTTTGCGCATACTGGTGATTTTAGAATAGCAGTTCGCCAGACATGGGATGAAGGTCTAAATTACAGCCCTTGGTTGATTGTTGGTAGCCGATCAACAACAGCAACAAAACTTGAAAATCCGAGAACAGTAAGCTTTTCAGGAGCTGCAACAGGTTCTTTCCCTTATGACGGGTCTGCAAACAGTTCATGTATTTTAACTTTATCAAATTCAGGCGTAGTCGCAGGCACTTATGCTTCGACGATTCAAATCCCATCCATCACAGTGAATGAAAAAGGGCAAATTACAGGGATTTCACAGCAAACGATTCGATCAGCTTCAGCAACTCAAGCTGGTATTGTTCAGCTTAATAATTCACTTACAAGTGATTCAATAGATCAGGCGCTTACAGCAGCTCAGGGCAAGAAGCTTCAAGATGAAAAATTTGCCAAAACTGGTGGTGAGATTTCAAATAGTGTTCAGCTTACATCTGACAATTCTGTTTTAACTGTTGGTAATAATTATGATATCGGATTTGTTAAAAAAAGCGAATTTAAAGGTGCATTAGCAGTAGGTAAAAACAATAGTTTTACTGTTGTTCAGAGTAATAATCTTATAATAAACAAAGATGCGAGTGATACTTTTACAACTTTGATGACGCTTGATGGCAATGGTGTATTATCAAGTGTCGGTGGGTATACAGGCAATTCATCTTCAGCCTCAAAGCTACAAACAGCAAGGAAAGTGTTTGGTCAAAATTTTGATGGAACAAATGATGTTTCAGGAAATATTACTGCAAACACAGGCATGCTATTAGCTGATTCATTTCATTACATTGATATGGGGCGATCTGGCTCCGATCGGATGAACTTCAATGTTCATAGTGGCGTATTTAATTTTATAAATGCGCAAAACGGCAATATCGTAGCTCGTTTAGATTCTAATGGTATTGATTGTAATGCCGCAACGGCTTCTAAACTACAAAATCCACGAAAAATAAATGGTGTTAATTTTGATGGTACTGGCGATATAAATATCACGGCTCCCATGCGTTATTTGGGTAATGCCAATAACTCAACCCTTAACAGTGCACTTAATGACGGTTTTTATCTTGTCTCTGATAGTAACATTCTTGGTTTTTATGGATACGGTATTTTAGAAGTACGAAGTACGGGAACAACTATTCACCAAACTTATTTTGCCCATACAAAAAATTCAAATGGATCTGTTGCAGTTAGACAAACTTGGGATAGCGGTCAAAATTTCTCTGCATGGCGTTCTCTTGATCCGATTGGATCAGTGAAGCTTTCTGGAGCAATTACAGGCAATGCGAGTTTTGATGAATCAGGAAACATAAGCATTCCAACCAATTTACAAGTTGGGATTGGTATTAATCAATACTATCAGGATGTAACTGCTTCAAGAATCTCTGGTGTTGTTTATACCAATAATACTGGAAACACAATTTTTGCAATTATTACGGCTTCAGGGAGTAATAACACTGCATTAACGCATCAAGTCGGTGGTGTTCAGTTTATAAATACCAATGAATCTTTATCGAGAACGATCTCATATACTATTCCTGATGGTGCTTCATACATGGTTACAGCAGCAACAATCTATAAATGGTCAGAGTGTAGACGATGAAATATTACAGAAATATCAATACAAACTTAATTCATGGATTTGAAAGTGACGGTTCACAAGATGAACTTATAACAGATGAATTTAAGCCTTTAACCAAAACCGAAAAAGATCGCCTTATAAATCCGCAGAAATATTTATCTGAGGAAGAAAAGCGCAATATCTTTTTAAGCACACTCACTCCCTTAACTCGTCGGCAATTTAAGCTTGCATTGTTAGAAAATGACTTACTCGATCGTGTTGAATCAACTATTGAGACTATTCCAGATTCCTTGCTTCGTAAGCGCTTACAAATCGAATATACAGAGTCAGATGAATTTCAACGTCAATCAGAATCAGTTATTGCAATGTGTAATTTGCTTGAGCTTAAAGAGGAAGAAGTGGATTCTCTTTGGCAGAAAGCCATGACGCTTTAAGTCTAAATATCAATTGTTATCAATAGCACCGAAAGGTGTTTTTTTATTGCCAAAAATCAGGGGAACACTGTGAACGATCCAATTTCTATCAAAGGCTTACCATGGCTTTTTAAAATTATGGCTGCGGTAATTGGGGCTATTTTTGCACTTACCTTATCAGGGGATATCGACACACAAGGGCGTATCAAAATCACCATGGGCGTCATTATGAAGTTCACTTTTAGTGTGGCCATTAGCTTATATGGTGGATCTGCATTTATTGAGTATTACGACTTAACCCATTACACACACATGGCACAGGGATTTGTCATGTTGATTTTTGCCATTTTTGGAATGCTATGTATTGGTATTGCTTACCAGTCCGTACAACTTCTAAAAGGCAAATCTTTTAATGAAATCATCTCGGAAGTTAAAGAGGCATTTGGAGCAATATTTAAATGAATAAAAAACTTACTGAGCTTCAAATTAAGAATCAAGCAACTGCTTTGGGTATTGAAATTGCATCATTACGAGCTGTAATTGAAGTCGAGTGCAAAGGCTCAGGATTTAATTCGGATGGTACGCCTGTAATTTTATTTGAACGTCATGTGATGCGACAAAGATTAATTGCAAATAATGGTGGTAATACCTTTATAGCTGATCAAATGATGATTAAGCGCCCAGATCTATGCAATAAGACAGCAGGCGGCTATGGATTATATTCGGCACAGCATGGTCGTTTAAATGCAGCAGCACAATTTAGTCGTACTTCTGCTTTAGAATCAGCTTCATGGGGCTTGGGGCAGGTTATGGGCTATCACTGGAAAGCCCTTGAATATCCAACATTACAATCCTTTATTAATGCCATGTATAAAGATGAAGCCTCACAGCTTGATGCGATGTGCCGATATATAAAGATAAATAATCTTGTGAATGCCCTTAAAAACAAAGATTGGAAAACTTTTGCTAAAGGGTATAACGGCAAAAATTATGCAATTAATAACTATGATGTGAAGTTGGCTAATGCATATAAAAAATGGAGTATCGACAAATGATATGGATTTTTAAAACACTATCAAAATGGCGAGAAATCTTAATTGGACTTCTCGCTTTTTTATTGTTTATTTGCCTTGCCTTGTTAAACCACAAAACAGGGCAGATCGAGAAATACAAGCAGACTGAAATTATTCTGCAAGCTGAAAATGCAAAGGCCCAAGCCGACTCAGCAATCAAAGAGAAACGATGGTCTGAACAACAGTTAAAAGCGGAGCAAAACTACAATGCCAAAATTAAACAAATTAAGTCTGATGCTGATCTTGCTCAGTCCAGTGCTGACAGCTTGTCAAAGCAGCTCAAAATTGCAAGCAGTCGCTTGTCCAGTGCTTCCAAAGAAACCATCATTGAGTACACCAATACCAACAGTGACATACTCGAAAAGTGCATCACAGAATATCAAGAAGTGGCAAAAGCCGCTGATGGACACGCGGCTGATGCAGAAAAATTAAGGGATGCTTGGCCTGAAAATTAATCGCTATACTATTTGCAAAATATTACTTTGGCCAAACTTGGAACCAAGTTTGGCCAGAGTTATTAAATATTATAATCTATTGTTTTTATGAGTATTAATTTTTTGATGGGGTGGCATAATGTTACATGAATTAGATGTAATGACAATTTCACCAAAATAATAATAAAAATTGCGTATCATGTATATAAAATCAGTTTTTTTCTAATTCCTTAAGCTTATTTATCCATTTTGAGTAAGCTTCTGTCTGTTGAGGTATGTATTCATAATAATCATATGTGCCTTGTTCACCTGGCATTACATGACCGATCATCAGTTCAGCAACATCACGTGAAGTATAGGCACTAAAGTTTGTTCGTGCCGTTCGACGTAGATCATGCAATGTCCAATGTTTCATGTAATAATCATGATGTCTGCGCAATCTTTCCATAATATTGGCTGGCAAGGCAATTGAGGCTCCATTTCCCATTGGTGTGTCAGCATTATCATTGGTTATAAAAAACTCACTATTATTATGTTCCATTGCATCTATTATTAGCTCCTCCATTTCAGGAAGGATGGGGCGCACTATTTCACGTCCAGTCTTTTTACCTACTTTGTTATTTATAACTGGAACAATCCAAACTTTACGTTTTAAGTCAAAATCACTTTTTTTGGCTTTTCTTAACTCACCATTACGACAACCGAACATCAAACAAAGCTTAAGAAATATCTTATTTTTTGGCAGAATTTTTGATTGATCTATGGCCATTAAAACCATAGTAATTTCTTCATCGCTTAAAATCCGATTAACTCTATTTTTTTCTATTCCTAAATCTTCTTTCGCATAAATATCAGATAGGGCATTAACTTCAAGTAATTCACGCTTCTTAGCCCACTTTAATACTTGCTTGGCATTAGTGAGCACTCTTTCTGCAATTGAGGGTTTTTCTTCAGCAAGTTCTTCTAATATCGCAAGCCATTGCTGTAATGTAATTCGGTCAATAGGCAAATCACCGATTTCAGGAAACACATGTAATTCAAAAGAAGTCTTTATATCTGCTGCAGATGTTTTTTTCTTAACACAGTAACCTTGATACCAATCCTCAAATACTTCTTTAAGTGTGGTTGCATCAATATATTTTTGTTGTTGAACACGAACTTCAATTTTCGGATTTTGGCCCTTATCAAGCAATGAGCGCATTTCTTGTGCTTTATTTCTGGCATCTTTTAAAGAAATGTGAGGGTAGGACCCTAAATCCATTCTTTCAGCTTTACCAGCGAATCTATAGCGCAATTGAAATACTATCTTGCCTTTTGCAGAAACTCTGACACTCATAGAATCTCTATCTGCTACTTCTTCGACTTTGTCTCGCGCCTTACCATTATTGGCTTTAAGCCATGCCTCAGTTAAAGCCATAGTCCACCTGTGTACATAATTTTAAAAGACTAATAAAATTCATGATTATGTACACGCATGTGTACATAATTATAGAGACTTATTGTGTCCTAATATGTCCTAGTGTGTCTATATGAAATTTGAGGGATATCTTGAAGAATAAGGGCTTTATTATGATTTTTGTCTTAGTGTGTCTTGGTGTGGCTGAATGGCACTAATCCTTTTGAACGATTAATGCCATAGTTGTTCCATATAAGCCATGACCCTAATCGGCATTAGGGTCAGTTACACAAAAGGTGAAGTATTATTTTTGAGCAAGCCAAGCAGTTAAATCTGCCATCACTTGTTCAAACTTCTCGTTTAGTGGCGCGCCACCTTGTGCTAAGTCAGGTTTACCACCACCTTTACCACCAAGCTCAGTTGCTAAGTGTTTGATGATGTCACCCGCTTTTAGATTTGCAGTGAAATCTTTAGCTACAGATGCGATAAGACTAACTTTGTCACCTTCTACAGCCGCAAGCACAATCACTGCATTATCTAATTTTGATTTGACACTGTCATGAAGATGACGAACAGATTTCGCATCTTGTCCTTGAACTGTGGCAATAAGTGTTTGGCGACCCGCAATTTCGGTCACTTGATTGATTAAATCAGAGGCTTGGAAATTCGCCAATTTTTGATTCAATTGCTCAATTTGTTTTTGCAATTGATGTGCTGTTTCTAGCGTTGATTGAACTTTTTCAACAGTTTGATCTTTCTGTGCTTTTAATAAATCGTTGATATGCAAAATATCTGCATCAAATTTTTGAACGATTTCAAGCGCTTTGGTACCTGTAACAGCTTCAATACGGCGAACACCTGCTGCAACACCACTTTCAGAGGTGATTTTAAACAGACCAATATCGCCAGTACGTTTTACATGGATACCACCACAAAGTTCGATAGAGAAATTTTTCTCATCTTGGATTGAACCCATAGAAAGTACACGAACTTCATCACCATATTTTTCACCGAACAACATCATTGCACCTTTTTCTTTGGCAGCATCGATGTCTAAAAGTTCAGTAGAAACGGCGGTGTTTGCAATCACTTCGCGGTTTACAATACGTTCAACCTGTTGAATTTGTTCAAATGTCACCGGTTGGTCATTGGCAAAGTCAAAACGTAAAATGTCAGAAGCGACCAAAGAACCTTTTTGTTGTACGTGCTCGCCCAATACTTGACGTAAAGCGGCATGTAAAAGGTGAGTTGCAGAGTGGTTGCGTGCAGTTGCTTCACGAAGATCTGCTTTTACAATTGCTTCAACATTTTGAGTCGCTTTTAGGCTTCCCATTGTCACGATACCTTGGTGGACAAAAGCGCCACCAGATTTTTTAGTATCTTGAACTTCAAAAATACCAGTATCGTTTTTGAACAGACCTGTATCACCAATCTGACCACCGCTTTCTGCATAGAACGGTGTTTGGTTCAATACGATTAGTGCTTCATCGCCTTCAACGACTTCATCAACTTGTACGCCATCTTTATAGATCGCAATAATTTGACCTTGACCTTGAGTTGCTTCATAGCCATCAAATTGAGTTTCGCTATCTACTTTCACAATACTGTTATAGTCAACAGCAAACTTACCTGCATCACGTGCACGTTGACGTTGTGCAGCCATTTCAACTTCAAAACCAGCTTCGTCAATTTCCAGTTCACGTTCACGTGCGATATCTGCGGTTAAATCAGCAGGGAAGCCATAAGTGTCGTAAAGTTTAAAGACGGTTTCGCCCGGAATGGTTTTACCTTTGAGGTTGGCTAACTCACCTTCAAGCAGCTTTAAACCTTGTTCAAGCGTTTTGGCAAATAATTCTTCTTCACGAATCAAAGCCGCTTCAATCACATTACGACGTTGTTCAAGCTCAGGATAAGCAGTGCCCATGGCATCGATTAATGGTTGCAACATTTTGTAGAAGAATGTACCCGTTGCGCCCATTTTATTACCATGACGTACTGCGCGACGAATAATACGACGCAATACATAACCACGACCTTCATTTGAAGGGTTAACGCCATCTGCAATCAGGAAGCAGCATGAACGTGCATGGTCTGCGACCACTTTAAGTGAAGCAGGGTATTCAATAGGTTTATTGTTTGCTTGTGCAGTTGCAACCGCTTCAGATGTATCAACACCAATAATTTCAGCAGCAGACTTTAATAGGTCTTGGAATAGGTCAATTTCATAGTTTGAATTGACATGCTGTAAAACAGCAGAAATACGTTCCAAGCCCATGCCTGTATCTACAGATGGTGCAGGAAGATTATGCAGTACGCCATCAGCAGTGCGGTTAAACTGCATGAAAACGTTGTTCCAGATTTCAATAAAACGGTCGCCATCTTCTTCTGGTGTGCCCGGTAAGCCACCCCAAATATGATCGCCATGGTCAAAGAAAATTTCAGAACAAGGACCACATGGGCCAGTATCACCCATTGCCCAGAAGTTATCAGAAGCGTATTTTTCGCCCTTATTGTCACCAATACGGATAATACGATCTGCAGCTAAGCCAATTTCTTTGTTCCAAATGTCAAACGCTTCATCATCTGTATGATAAACAGTGGCGTATAATTTATCTTTAGGGAGTGCTAACCATTCTTCACCAGTAAGGAAATCCCAAGCAAAACGAATCGCGTCACGCTTAAAGTAATCACCAAAAGAGAAGTTACCTAACATTTCAAAAAATGTATGGTGACGTGCTGTATAACCGACATTATCTAAGTCGTTGTGCTTACCGCCTGCACGGACACATTTTTGCGACGTCGTTGCACGAACATAGTCACGTTTTTCTAATCCAAGGAAACAGTCTTTAAACTGGTTCATCCCTGCGTTGGTAAAAAGCAGAGTAGGGTCATTGGCAGGTACAAGTGAACTTGACGCGACACGTGTATGTCCTTGCGATTCAAAGTAGCGCAAAAATGCTTCACGTATTTCAGCAGTTGTCATAAAACGAGTACTCACAACCAAGTCACTCCTTAATTTTCGTATTGGCTAAAAGTGCGTTGCTGAGTCTGATTTTTGCGCTCAGTCACCACACGGGCTTATTTTTAAAAACGCCAAAGTATAACGGAAAATGTAGTGTCCACCAATGATTTTAAGGTGAATTATTGGTATTTCTATACATTTTCAACTTTCATCTGGGGTAAATTTTGGTTGTATAAATTTAAAACATAGCCACATTGCCATTATCGGATTTAAGCTTGCTTAAAAAGGATCAATACTTAAAAAGTTATGATGCTGAAATTTATATACTTGACCATTAAATTTAAGCGTTTGTTGTTGCTTATATTGTTTTTTCACCGAAGTGCAGGTTTTATAGTTGGTTTTGGTCTGGTTTTTGGTTTCTTTTAAAATCATGTCCTGTAAGCCATGTGTCGTTTTATTTGATAAAATGAGGATACTTCTAACCTCTGAATTACTATTCTCTGGACAGTTTCCAATTCGTTCATCGCCGCTATCATTCATACTGATACCGCCAATTTCTTTGATGGGTTGTTTAGGATTAACTTTAAATAAAGTTAAATTACTGTGACTATAAGTGAAACCACCTTGATGCGACGATGAAGTTTCAATACCCACGACATCAATATCAGTTAATGTTGAAAAACGGGTCGTATGGAGTTGTGCACCATCATAATGATCTGCATCTGAGTAAAAAGTTTCTGGTGCTTTATACTTTTGCAGAATTTTATGCTGAGAAGAGTCAATTAAATATAAATTCAGATCATGTTCCATTTCATCATAAGATTTATAAGCAATTGGTTGACTGATTGCAACAAGCTGAATTTTTTGTTGATTGTCTAAATGGATACAGCTTTTATATGTTTTGGCTTCAGTATTGGCAAAACGTGGGTTGGTTAGTTTAAATTTTTGAATTAAAGAGTCTTGTAATTGTTCTGAGCAAGTTTGATAAGGCGCTGCAAAACTATTTCCAGCAATTAAAAGCAATGCAGTGTTCAATACAATTTGTAATGTTTTCAT